CGATCTCTCTCGGGTAGACGTTAGTTGCCGGATTGTCCCTCATGACAGAAAAGACCTCGCCCATGGCGGTCTGGCCGCTCTGCTCGTAGGGGATGAAGTAGCCGGTCGTGTCGTTGCCTTCGACGGTGCGGCTCTCAACGCGCATAAGCTCCGGCCAATCGGCCCACTCCCAGCAGTCGGCGATGCGTTCGTTGGCGGCGGCGACCATCATTGTTCTCGCTCCGGTTGGGATCGACGAGATGTCGCTGGCGTCATTGCCGACACGTTGCCATGCGCGGAGGAGGATAGATTGAAGAGTTACGGTTCTCATGGTGCTGCCAAAATTGCCAAAGCCTCGCCGCTGGCCTCCTCAAACGCATACGGACTCGCAGGCCAATCGTTTCGCCGCTCCTCCGGCTGCGTCACGCCCGCGACGATAAGCTGATCCAGCCACCCCTGCACTGCCGCGAGCTTGGGCGAGGACTTTTGCGCGGCGTCAAGTTTGAGCTTGAGATACAACATGGTCGTGCTGCGGTTTCCCGCAAAGCCCTGCGCGTCTACCCACTCGGCGGCGGTGAAGGTCGGAGCAGGCACTTCCACCACACTCCACCCTTGCGTCACCGTCCGCGTATCGGTGTCGATCACTTCGGTCTTCTCCAATCGCTGCGTAGCAGGGTCGTAAGCAGGCTGATCCTCCTGCACCACATCCACCTCCAAGAGGCGCGCGTCAAGGCCGACCACGGGTTCTTCGTCGATGCGGGGCCACGGGAGAATGGCGCTGTTTTGGGTGTCGTAGAGGGCTTTCATGGCTATTTAAGGCACGCGCCGAGAAGAACGATCCAGTCGCTGCCGCTGCTGCGGGTGGCCGTGACGGTTTGCGAGGCTGACGCGGTGATGAGTTCGCTTGCTGTTCCGGCGTTTGCGCTTTCGGCTGTTGCATCGAAATCGTCATTTGCAATTCCGCTAAAGGACAAGGTCGGTCCGGTTGTGAAAGTGATCGCAACGGCCAAAAGGGCGCCTTTTTCCACGCTAACGGTGACGTTGGTAGATGTTGCGGTGGCACTGGAAGAGGCTGAATTAGCGACGACCAAGGCGTTGTTGGCCAAAATACGGTAGACGCCAATGATGGCTCGGACGGCTCCGTTGGAGAGCGTGACGGCTACGGTGCCGCTGGCTCCCGTGGGCACATCTGCCGCGATGAGGGCAACAAGGCTATGCCCGCCGCCGACGTTAGCTGTGTGCTGCGCCAAAACGGTCGCGGTGATGCCGCCGATGGTTGCGGAGCTGACACTGTGACCGGCGTTTCCTGAACGTGACGCGAATCCTATCACCACGCGGCGGTTGGAATCTGCCGCGCCGAAATTCACGCCGGTGATGGTGTAAGTGGTGGCGTCGGCGGTGGATGTCTTGGACTCGATAAAAGACAACGACGTGATGTTGTCGCCGCTAAACGAGTAGGGATTGATGACGAAGGCGCTCATTACGCTCGGGTTCCTTTCAGAACAACTTTGAGTCCCTTGCCCGCCACGGTGCTGCCGATCTGGTCGATGTCGATGGTGACCTCCGCGTCATCGGCCAGCGCGGTGTCGGAGATAACGGCGGCGGTTGCGGCAGTGGTGGAGGTCAGTTCGCTCGCGTCAATGGAGAGCTTTGTCGAAAGGATGGTGCTGCCGCCTTCGTTGATGTCCACGATGAGCGTGCTGCCCGTCGGAGCCGTGTTGACCGAGGCGCGGACGCTGGAGAGCGTCATGGCGTAGGGCATACGGAAAGTTACTTTGGCGGTGCCGGTGGTGAGGTTGGTTGCTTCGTCCGAGCAGGCGATGACGAGTTCGGCGGATGCGCCGACAAGAGAGGTCAGCGCGATGGTGCCGGACGCATCCGGCACGGTCAGCGTGCGGGTCTGGCCGGTGGTGATGCCGGAGAGTTGGAAGGCTAAATTTTTGGAGCTGTCGCCGTTGTCGTAGAGGAGGAAGTTGGCGTCGTTGAAAACGTCGGGGAGGATTCCGGCGTAGGTGTAGTCGGCGTCGCGGCTGACTCCGGCGGTGGCCGTGCGGATGTAAATGCCGGCGGGCTTGCGGGCGAGCAACCAGGCGCCGCTGGCCTCGCGGACCAGCCAGGCGGTGTTCAATGGAGCAACGCCTGCGTCAAGACTTAGGTCTGCGTAGAGGGCCACTTCGCCGTCAATGTAGGACGCACCGCCGCCGCCTCCACCGGAGCCGGTGAAGTCGAAGTTGCCGCTGAACGGATTGAACTTTAGTCCCATGGTCTAGCTGCGGGTGACCGTGGCGATGTCCGCGTCATCGGTGGTCGGCGGGTTGGTTGTGTAGGTGAAAGTCAAAGTGGCAACCGTCTGGCCACCGCTTCCGCCTTCCTTGTAGGTCACGGTGCTGGGGTTATTGGTGCTGCCAACGTAGGAAATCGAGACGTGGTCGTGCTGCGGAATGTTGAGGCCAGCGACGTTGCGGACGTTAATGTTCGGGTGCATACGGTTAGGCGGCGGGTTGGGCGGTCATGCCGAGTTGCTGGTCTTGGGCCATCTTTTGCAGCGCGGGCTGGGCGCCGGTGCGGCCGATGACTGCGTTTTGTTGTTGCTGAAGCTGGAATTGGAAGGCTTGTGCTCTCGCGTCGATCATGCTGCGGAAGATTTCGTCTTGCTGGTAGCGCTGCTGGACGGCGGGGTTGGACTGAATGATGGTCTGCAAGGTTTGCAGGCGGACTTGGGCGTTTTGGCCGCCTTCTTTGAGCGGCGGCTCGGTGCCTGCGGCGATTTTTGCGAAGGCGGTTTGTTCGTCTTCTTGTTCGGCTGCGGTGGCTACTCCGATGTCCTGCACGATGAGGTCGGAGAGGTTTTGATCTAGGGCGGCCATCATGTAGCGGATCAAATTTGCGCGGTCCAAAATCCCGAAGGAATCCAACGGCACCAGAGTTTGCGCGACGAATGTAAGTTTGGCCTCAAGGGCGGCTGCGTCCAACGTGCGGGCATCGAAATCCGCCGTCACGTCGAACTGTCCGCGGATGTCGGCGGCGCCTTCGGTCATGGCGACCGGGTTGCCGGTGATGCGGGCGACCTCTTCCGGCGTCATGTATTGCTGGGCGAGCTGCATGATCTGGGAGACGACCAGCTTCATGTCGAGGAGCCAGCTATCGACCAGCTCCTGCATGTGGAGCATGGAGATGTTGGGATTGACCGTGTCGGTCATGCGGCCGAAGTAGCGGTCCACATCGGCGCGGGTCGCCATCTCGACCTCAATGCTGCCTTGGCCGAATGGCGGCGGGGCCATCCAAGAGATTTCACCTGGGCGGCGCTCGGGGATTTGCACGCCGGGGCCGAGGACAAGGTCAAATTTTCCGCGCGCGGCCGGTGTTTTAAGCGGAGGAATGATGCTGAGACTTGTGGCATCAACCCGCGCATCGCGCTGGATCTTGCATTCCTCTTGGGCGGTCTGGGTGATCTCGGGGATGCCGCGCGCCTCGAGCAGCGGGCGCGTGTTGCGCTCGCGGGGCAATTCAACAAAGGGATACAAGCCGTGGTCATACGGCATCAGCTCATGGATGGCCGGCTTGTCGGTGATGTTGTAGCTGAGGACGGTGCGGGTGACCTTGGTGGCGTTGGTGCGCGGGTCGTGCTCCTTTTTGTAGACGTGCCAGACTTCGATGAGGTCGCGGAGCTGCTCGAAGAGGAAGTTGTCGGAGCGGTGGATGTTGAGGTGGATGCGCTTCAGCTCGCCCTTGTGCTTGACCGCGCGCTCAACCCACTCGCTGTCCCAGCCTTCCAACGTGGCGCGCTCGCGGAGTTCAAATTCGCTGAGGAGTTCCCGGCGGGCGACAAAGGGAGCGCGTTGAATTGAATCGGTCTGTATTGGAAAAATTATGTCCTCCCAGGGTTCCAAGGAACGCACGACCGGCTTGCTGGAGAAAATGTAGGGCTGCTCCCATTCGACTTCGCCCTTTTCGCGGAACTGGCGGACCTTGGTCGTGGTGCCCAGCTCGGGGATGATTTCGCCCATGAGCTGGGCGGCGAGTTCTTCCTGCTCTGGGTCGAGGATGACCTCAAGGAGGGCTTGCAGGTTGGGGTCTTGGCTTTCCTGCAGCATCATCATGGCCTCTTCCATGGTGAACGTCTTGATTTCGACGCGGGTCTGCTGCTCCCAATCGACCGCCATGATGGCGAGGCCATAGGTCTCGCGGGTCTCGGCGGCGAGGCGGACTTCGCGCCGGAGGTCATCAAGGCAATGGCCCATGAGCCACTTGAGGACGGTGTCGATGGCGTTCTTTTTGGCCACGTCCATGGACTCGACGGGCTGCACTTGGATGCGGGCCTTGAAGAAGGCGTTGACCAAGGCGATGACACGCTCGCGAATCAGCGATTCGGAAAGAAAAACCCGGGTGTCGGCCGCATTCTCGAAGGGGAAGATTTTCTTGCCGTAGGCGCTCTGGTGCTTGCGTCCGTCATCCGTCTGCCCGGGCCAAATGCAGTAGCGGGTGTTGAAGTTTTTGACCTTGCGCTGTTGATACTGGGAGCCGTCAGCGTCGGCCTGGTCGATGTCGCCGATGATCTTGGTGAGGTCTTCTCGTTTAAGAGTCATGGGACGAGGATGGTGGGATTCCGTGGAGTGTAGTTGACCGCGCACTGCGGG